AGTTTGGTGTATGTTGGCGTTAAAATGCGTTTTGTGGGTGCAAGTGTAAAAAATGGGTGGTATTTTTTGCAGTTACAGCCGCAAGGAGCGGGCGGCGTCTATGGTTCGCGGCTGTTGGTCGGTTGGTTGTATATCGCATCTAACATACAAGGAGAAACAATGCCGCCCGGTCCACTATGCTAACGGGCGCACCTGTTGCCCGGTTGCACCTGTTGTTATTCGGTTGCGTCGTCGGTGTCGTCGTTGTCGATCTCCACGCGGGTGTACTTGAATGGTTCCTCGCCTGGTTTCATTCTCCGGCGGTTCCGTGCCGCCGTACGCAGCATGGCGCGCAGTTCTCGTAAAATGTCCTGGTACGGCACGTTGTTGGCAATCGCAAATTTGTCGATAATGTTTGCGATTGCTACAACGCAGTTATGGCCATTGCCTGCAATCATGGCGCTGCAGCCGCTGTTTTCGTCTGCGATATTCCAGGCGGCCACTATGCTGCCGTCGGATCCTTCGCGTTTTATTGCGATCTTTGCGGCCTGGTACATGTGCAGCTTTATTTCGTCGTTGTTGGGGTCCATTTATGCCTCCTGTATTCGGCGCCGCGCTTGGGCGGCTGTTAAGGTTTTGGCGCCTTCGGTGTTTTCGTATAGGTTGTGCATCTTTCAGGGTGGCCGCCCTTGCGCCCATTACTGGCGTTGTTATTGGTGTGCGACTTTCGGCACACAGAAGCCTTTTTTGTCGGTGGTCCAGCCGCCGTAATTTGTGGCGGTGATATGCGGCCATCGGTTGCGGTTAAGGCCCGGATTTGCCCACGGCCGCCATACTACGGCAGGATATTTGCGGCAGTAGTCCGAAAACGCACCTTGTAAACGCTTGTTTTTTAGGTCGTTCATGTACTGCGCGTACGCTTCATGGTGTGTGTAGCACCCGCGCCACGGGTGATGCTCCGGCAGGCCGTCCATGTTGTTGGCGGCGCGTTCGGCTTTTACTTGTTCGGTGGTGTTCTGTTCCTGTCGCATAATCTGCAGCCGGTTGCGCACCATTGATATGTCCGGCGCTCCGCCTTCGTAGGTTTTGATAATGGCCTTGTAGGCGGTCTGCACTTCATCCAGGTTGTACTCGTCAAATGCGGCCTCCAATACGTCCAGCAGATCGTCCCGGCGCTGGTCGGTCATTTTTGCCGAATACTGGCGCGGGAAAATGTTTTGCAGCCACGCCAGCAGCTTGGCGCATTCATCTATGCTCATTTCGTCTGCGCTCCTTTACGCGTTCTACGCTTGCCCGCATTTCGGGCGTTAGCCCGTCAGGATCTGCGGGCGCGTCTGTTTTGGTGGTGTTGTACTGCGGCTTCCCGTTCCATGTCCGGCACAATGCTTTCCAGTTCCGCACGGGTGTGCCCGCTTTTGTTACCCAGCCGTTGGCTTCGTAATAGTTCCAAAACGCATCCGGGTCCACGTCCAGGTTATTGTCCAAAACGAAGGCGGCCACGTCCCCAGCCGAGGCAGGGACCTCCCCGCGTGCGCGGTTCTCTCTTTCTTGGGGATATGTATATATCCCCTTCTTATCATTCTTTGATTGTTGTCGGTTGCCTGTCACTTGCTTGTCACTTGCCTGTCGGTTGCCTGTCACTTGTGATTGGTACAAATCGTATTGAGGTATTGAAATTACTGTGAAGCGGGCATGTCGTTTTACTGTCACCTCGCCTGTCTGTTGCAGGTGCTCCAGCGCGGTACGTATGTTGCGTATTGATAGGCCAGTTTCGGCCGCTAATGTCGCATAGCTGGTGGCCAGTTCTCCGCGCTGTATGGTTACTTCGCGGAAGCCGTGCGGCCGTATGTTGGCCTTTAACAGCAGGTGTATAAATAGGGCCTTGGTGTTTTGGTCCTTGTACCAGCGCCACTCCAGTATGTTGCGGTCCAGCTTTACAAACGTGGTTTTATTCGCCATTTGCCGCCTCCCGCTTTTTCGCCTCGTCCTCCAGTATTTTGTGGATGTAACCGGCCTGCGCTTCCGGGCTGCAAAACAGGAATATTACGTCGTAACGTTCCTGCATGGTCGCCATAGCACGCGCCAGGCGTTCGCCGGTAATGGCTTTTGGGTTGTCGGATAGTCGCGGATTTTGCCACCGCGCCACGTCTGCCAGGCTCCGTATGCCGTCTGTGTTCTGTACCAGCACGTACAAGGTGCAGCCGTTGTCTTGCGCCAGTTGCAGTTCGCGCCGGAAGCGTGCGTGCTCCTTGGCGGTGCCGCCGATGTTCTGCGCGATTTCCTGCATACTGTTTTTGGTTTCCACGGATACAACCGGGAATAACGCATAGTCGCCGCAGGGCAGGGCGCAGCGGTGTATTGTGTCACCGTGCGCCGCCCATTTTTCATGCTTTAGTTCGTGCTTGCCCGCTTGCTGCCGTGTGTCCTCGATTATGTGCAAGCGCATAGCGGCCACCTGCTAAAACGGGATGTCGTCGTCCGTTATCTGCTGAAATTCCGGCAGGGCGGTGCCCGGACCGGTCGCGGCTGCGGGTGCGGTAGTTGCGGAGGGCTTGCCGGATCCATTCGCCAGCTTCTTTAATTCGGGCACGTTGAAACGTCCGGCGCGGATGATCTCAACAGCGCGGGTGTTGATACGGGCGCGGGTCGCGACGTCGCCGCGGTTGTTCTCGTATTCTTCGTAGCCCAGGATAATGCCAACCAGTTTGCCCACCAGCTGGCGTTCGTCGAAGCCTTTTTCGGCCTGCGCTTCGAAGCTGGTGTTGTTGGACGCGTCCACGTTCTTTAGGAAGCCTTTAAACATGCCCATGGCTTTTTCCTTGTAGCTGCTGATAAACTGGTGCAGGTATTCGTGGTCCGCGTCTGTGTTCGCGTAAAAGCCCTTATATTCGCCCTCTGCAATGTCAAACGTAATGCGGAGGTATTCTTTATCGGGCAGGTCGGTTACGGCCTGTATTTTGGCAATATAGCCGCCTGCGGGTAGCCGCTGGAAGTCGCCGGTATTGGCGGGTGCGTCTGCATAGGTTTTGCCTAATGGTTTCATGGTGTGCTCCTCCTTGTTATTTCAGGGTCATATTGTTGCGGGTTTCCAGGCTGCAGCCGTCCACGGCCTTGCCTGCGGTGAGTGCTAACTTTATGGCCATTTTGTCGGGTTCTGTCGTAATTTTGGTGCGCACGTATTCGCTCGGCAGGGTTGCGCCATCCGCGATCATAACCACAGTGGATTTGCGCCAGCCAATTGCGCAGCGCGGCGTTTCAAATTTCGAGCCGTGCAGGGCGGCGGCAATGTAGCGTTTCAGGCTTTCGGCTTTTTTCTCCTTGGCCTTTGCGCGCTCCATCATTACGGCGGCTTCCGCTTTAATGTCTGCTGCATCGCTTGCGAGGTTCTTCACCCAACAGGCAAGGTTTTCGATTTTGGCGTCAAATTCCACCTGCAACGCTTCCATTTCGGCGTACTTGCTTTCGTCGATTTCGCCGGTGTCGGGATCCACGCATGCGTCCCATGCGTCCATAATTGCCTTGTTGATCTCAAATAAATTTGCCATGTGTTGCTCCTTATTTTTTTTGCCCTTTCTTTTTTGCTAAATATGCCTTTTCCATTGGCCTGTAATACTCTTTATCGGCTCTGAATTGTCCAATTGTTTTGAAAAACGGGCAATTGTTTGCCCCCCCCACAAAATCGTTGTTCCATAAAATGGTGCATACGTTTATGTGTCGGTTCCATTCGGACCTGTAGGCAAAACATTCTTTGCGAGTGCATGTCGCATAACCGTTATTGTTTGCCATTATTTCGCGACCTCCTTTTTCTGCTTTGCTGTGTCTGCGATATTCCGCAGCGGTTCCAGTCCCCAGTATTCCCTAATAGCCGTATCAACGGCCTTCAAGTCGTTTTCCATTTCGATTTCGGGGAACATTTCTTCAGGACTTTTCGCCAGGTCGTTGCCGTCGCTGTTGGTAATAAACAAATGCCGGTCGCCCTTTACCATGCACCGAATAACAACCGTTACCATGCCCTCAATGCACACTTTTTGATCTAACAGCTTGCCGATCGTGCGCAGCCTGGCGAAGCCATCGTCGCCGGTATCGTCGTGCATAATCATGTATACAACCTTGTTACGGTCGAGGTTTTTAACATAGTTAATAAAATTCCATACCGTATCACCAATGTTGTTGTACAGTTTGAATTGGTCGCCGGATCCGTGCCCACGCATAAACATGTTCGTCATTATGTAGCCGAAGTCGTCAATTACTGCGGCGTTGGTGGTCATTTTGGCCAGCCCTGCCATAATGGTTTGCACGTTGTCGCCGGTAGTGATATACTTGAAATTGCCTTTGAATGGCATCATTTTGCCGAGGACGTTAATCAGGTAAATTTCATCCTCTGCGAAATTCTTTAGAGAGCGGCTTTTCCCGGAGCCGCTTTTTCCATACACAATTACGGGTACGCCCATTAGTTGTTATCCTCCTTTTCTGTTTGTGCCTTGATCCAGGCTGTTGTTAGTTCGCGTTTTACCTGCTGCAGGTTTTCGGGAATGTCTGCCCATAATGCAACGGGTATTGCGTGGCCTGCGTTGTCGCTACAATCGAACGCGTTAAACGCATGGTGTTTTGTGCTGTAATGTACTGTCTGTATTACGCCGCTGTCGCTAATTTCGAATACGTCCCGCGACGTGTCCGGCAGCTTGTATTCCGGGTCCCACCATTCCAGGGTGGTTACGAGTACCGGCTGCGGTTCTGCAGCTGTTACGGGTTCCGGCTGTGCCGGTTCTGCTGCGGCCTTATTGGCGGCCCGTACTTCCAGCGACTTTTCCCGTGCTTTTGCCGTAATTTTTTTGCGACAGTCCGGGCAATGTGTCGCGCCGGTTCCCGTTTTGCTCACGGGGACAAAAGGCCGTCCGCATTCCTTGCAGTTCCTGGGTGCCACTTTCAGCGTTACGGGCGGGTCAGGGTATAGCGGGTTGAATAATTCAGCCATTGTTACCTCCTACGCCGTCAGGATCCACGTGCAGGTCAGCCAAACAAATAGGCCTGCGACGGCCGCCATTATGGCGAGTTCTAACATGTTGTTGGCAAATTTCGCCTTGTTCCATCTGTATTTCTTTTTCATTGGTTGCCTCCCTGGGTTTTAATTCCCATCCAAATTTGTTTTGCCGCAGTTCCATGCCATCCGGGTGCGGCTTTACCAGCAGTTCGGTTACGCCATCAATTACGTAGCGTTCCCGTGCTGTTGTTACTATGATCTGCAGCGGCTTTTCCATTGCTGCCTCCTTCCGGCACCTGTTCGTACACCGGCACGTCCTCGTATACGGTCCCGTCCGGGCCGCGCAGGCCAATTACGCCAATTTGTCGTACGGTCATATGCCCTCCATGTGATTTTTAATCACGCCGCGTGGTAAAAAAAATTCGTGTTACGTCCTGTTTGGTCATATTCAAGACGCGTGCGAAGTTTTCCACGTCATCCGCAGTAATAGGGCGTTTCCCACGCAGTTTATAGCGAAGTGTTGGCGCAGATACGCGCAATTCCTGCGCTATAACGTTGCGTTTTATGCCGGATGCCATAACACGGGCGTTAAGTTCTGCAAGATTTACCATGTATACCTCCTTTCCGAATGTGTGATTATAACTCACACCTAAATTGTAAACCTTGCGTGATTGAAACGCAACATTTTTTTTATTTTTTTGAAACATTTATTTTCTTCTATGTTATAATGGGTTCCCACAATACAGGAGGTGCCCAAAATGACGTATCACGAAAACATACGGATATACCGAAACGCTGCTGGAATGACGCAAACCGAATTGGCGTTAAAACTTGGCTATACGGACCGCTCCTCGATTGCGAAAATCGAAACAAATAAAATGAATGTTACGGTAGAGCAGCTGGAAAAAATAGCAGACGTGTTAGGCGTGGCCCCGGTAGATTTACTGTGCTGGAATGATAGCGGCGCGGCAGAAATAACCGCCATATATTCGCAGTTAAATGCGGAAGGGCAGGCGGCATTACATGGTACTGCGGTTGCATTTGGTACAATGCCGCAGTATTCGAAAAAAAGTAATACCAATAAACAGGAGGCGTAATAATGGGCATTAAAGGTTTTAGTCTTAACCGGGCCACGGGCCTGTCGGACGCCAAAACAAAACTGGCGAAGGCAACAGGGATACCAACAACAAAAGCCGGACGCAAACGCAAGGCCGAGCACCTTGTAGCGCAGGCCATATTAGGCACCAGCAAAAAAGGGAAAAAGAAGTAATGGATACGACAACAAACGCGGTCATATATGCCCGTTTTTCGTCGCACAGCCAGCAGGAGCAAAGCATAGACGGCCAGCTTCGTTATTGCCGCGACTATGCCGCGCAACACGGCTATACGATAATAGAGGAATATATTGACCGCGCCATAACGGGCACAAGTGACCAACGCCCGGATTTTCAGCGCATGATACGCGACGCCGCCGGGCGTGGGTTCCAATACATCCTGGTGTGGAAGTTGGACCGTTTCAGCCGCAACAGGTACGACAGCGCCATATACAAACGCCAGCTGGCCAAACATGGCGTACGGGTCCTGTCTGTTACCGAAAACGTGGGCGCAGGGGACGAAACGCTGTTGCTGGAGGCCATCCTGGAAGCAATGGCCGAAACGTATAGCCGCCAGTTGTCGCAGAACGTAAAACGCGGCATGGCAGAGAGTGCACGCAAATGCCAGTCAAACGGCGGGCGCGGTATCCTGGGCTATAAGGTGGACGCCAACAAACAGTTTGTAATAGATCCGGACGCCGCCGCGATCGTGCAGCGCATTTACAGCATGTACGCCGCTGGCAGCAGTAAAGCGGAGATTGTAGAAACGTTGAACGCCGCCGGGCTTCGTAACAACCTGGGCAAGCCGTTTACGTTTAATGGCATAACCAAAACGCTGCAGAATATACGCTACACCGGCGTGTACAAATACGGGGATATTGAGGTGCCGGGCGGCATGCCGCAGATAATACCGCAGGAATTGTGGGACGCATGCCAGGCACGCCAGCAGGCGAAGCCGCCACGGATCCGCGAAAAGGCAGAATATTTGCTGCTGGGTAAAGTGTACTGCGGGTACTGCGGTAAAGCCTTAATTGGTACCAGCGGCCACGGCAAAAGCGGCAACGTTTGGCGGTACTACGCGCACCGGTCCGGCACAAAAGATTGCCACAAAAAGCCGGAGAAAAAAGCGTGGCTGGAATGGTACGTAACGGACCGCGCCTGCCGTTATGTGCTTAATCCGGACAATACCGAATACATAGCGCAGCGCGTTTGCGCAGCCTGGCAGGCAGAAAACGGCGGCAACGCGGACGCCATGCAGGGCCGTATAAAGGCCATCGACAGAGAGCTGGACCGCATAGCCATATCGTACACCACTGCGGTACCGGCAATACAGGCCGCATTAAATGCCCGCGCCAGCGATCTGCAGACAGAACGCAACCAGCTGCAGGCCGAGTACGGACGCATGCAGGCCCGGCGGCCGCTGGTGTTGGACGACGTAAAGCAATATCTGCAGCAGCTATGTGTTGGCGATCCGTCGGATCCGGCCGTACAAAAGCAAGTTATAGATACGTTTATAAACTGCGTGTACGTGTGGGATGATAAAATCGTGGTATATTTCAACGTCAGCGACGGCGGGCAGATAGAATACGCGAAGGCGAAGGAACACGCTGCCGGGGTTCGTGCAGAGTGCACTTCGGCCCACCATAATGCAGTTGGGACGAATGCGTATATAGTGTTCGTAGGCGGGTATATCGGCATAGTGTGCCCGCGTGAATTATAACCAACAAAACAAAAGGCCGCACAGGGTGGTTATTTGCCCCGTAGCGGCCCGTTTTTATTGTTTGTGGGTAATTATGCCGTTGTGGTTTTTAATTCTCAAAATGGCCCGTTTTTTCGGCTGCCAGTACACACTCGCGTATATAGGCATTTAAGGATAGCCCCAGCGCCGCGGCGCGATCTTTCCACGCGTCCTTCGTGCCTTTTGGTACAGACAGCGCTATGCGGTCGTACGCCTTGTTGTTGTATCGGTTTTTTACGGCTGCGGTTGTTTTCGCCATGTTCGTGTATCCTCCATGCCGGTATTATAGCACCTGCCCGGCGTTTTGTGTTTACGGATAGCCCGGTGCCAGTCCCGTAAAGGGTAGCAGGGCCGCGGGCATTGTTTCCGCTTGCATGCGGTGCAGGGTTTCGCCGGGGTCATTCTGTTGCCTCCATTCGCCGCAGCACCTCAAAGTATTTGCGCCAGCAGTCTGCGTACGTGGTGTGGTTGTTGCATTCTTCACAAAAGCCCTCTGCATGTTCAATTAAAAGTTCTGCGCAGTCGTGGTCATCATTGCTGTAATTGCATGGCGGGCCAAACCTTTCCGCAATGATCTGCAGCGCGTATTCGTAGTCGCTGGGTTTCTGTGGATACAAAATTGCCCGCAACCGCATTGCGCACTCTTCGCAAAATTGTGGTGGGTGGTTTGGGTTCATTCGGTCTATTACACGCCCGCAAATATTACATGTTATTCCGTACTTCACCATCTATTCGCCCTCCATATCCGTAAACCGCTCCCCGCCCAGGGTGGTACTTTTGATCGTGTACGCATTTACCAGCGGGTGTATGGTGCTGTATGGTGTGGCCGCTGCCGTTTCGCCTTCGTGGTAGCAAATAAACGCGCATGTCTGTTTTAGGCTGGCAATGCGGCCCAGCTCGTATTTGTCGCCGTTGCGGTATACTACGTACTGGCCCACATAGAATGCGCCGGTAATTTCATATGCGCCCATTTATTCCACCTCCATTCGTGCGCCGCATTCTTCGCAATACTTTTGCCAGGGCCGCTCCCAACTTCCCTCCGTTGTAATAACATGTGCGCAAGCCGTGCAACACCATTCATCGCCTCCGAGGTGTTCCCACCGTCCCCGCCGCTGTGCGGATGGAATCCCATCAAAGTAGTCTGTCCATATCTTTCTTAATTCGTCTGTATCCTCAATTGGATACCCGTCTTCATCATGAAAGCCTACGTTGGTTACAAAATAATCAATCGCCGTCTGCCTGCTGATTAAGTCATCATTGGCCATCTTTCTGCGCCTCCTTCCTGCGTTCGTCGTATTCTTTCAACGCATGAAACGTTGTAATATACGCGTCTGTTGCTATGTCGTGCTTTGTGACCATTTCCGCAGCCAATACCGGCGCGATAATGGCCCATGTTTCCATGCCGGTTAATGTCATTATTTCGCCTCCTTCCCGTAAAAAGCGTTTGCCGCCTCCACCTGGATGCGCGGCAGCAATATGTCCGCTGTAATTGTGGTGCCGTCCAGCGGCCGTGCGTGCATGTGCAGCGTGAATAATTCCGCCTGCAGCAGTTCCGGAGCGATCTGCGAATAGTCCACGCCCCAGCCCATTTCCGGTCCGCGTTTGGTTGGCTCGTTGTGGTGGTTTATGGTGCGGTCTACATATACCAGGGTGTTATTTAGCCACGCATTGCGCAGGCCTGGCGTGCGCATGGTGTGTTCGTATGCGTCCGGGCCGATAATAAATTCCTGTATCAGCCGCAGCTTTTCGGGGTCCCGTGCTGTTAATTCCAGCGCGGTGGTGTCGAATTTCAGCTGCAGAATTTCCCGTAATGTAACCATGTACGCCTCCACTATTTACCCATGCGCCAGTTTTCAATCCAGGGAATATCCGCGCATTCGATCTCGCGGCCTTCGGACAGCCGCATAAACAGGTCCTGGATGCACCGCGGCAGGTTGTCCCAATACACGGTGGACCATTCGCCGCCAGCTACCGCCAGCGCCACTACGCGGCGGCCGTTCTGTTCGTAAAACTGAATTTTTAGCATTGTGTTACCTCCTTTTTATCCAACATATACGGCGCTATTGCCGTTGTTTTGTTGTACATTGTTTCCCGGTCAATCAGCAGGGCGCCGTTGTAGTCCACGTCCACTACGGTGTGCTGTTCGCCCTGGTAAATGACTTTGCGCCCGGTCCATTCGACGCGAAGCTGCGCTATATAGTCCTTCCAGTCCATTTTTATACCTCCTTCGTCACGTATATAACCATGTCGCCCATTGGCGTTATAAACTGCTCCAGCAGCGTGTACCCGCATGCAACCGCCTTGCGTGCCAGCCGCTCCGGCGCGTACGGTTCCCACGCGTCTGCGCGGTCCAGTATTTTGCCGGTGGTCTTTTCGACTACATATACCATTTGTGCCTCCTGCCGGGGATATACCGCCCCGGCCCGGTGTTGTAGGTGGTTAGCAATCTCTTGCTTCGTCTATTTCTTCAATGTGCCCGAAGTCGTCTTTTACCCAATATTTCAGGCCCAACGCTTCGTTTTCGTAAATAGTGCAGGCGTTAAAGCCTTCGGTATGTACTTCTGTGATTTTGCAGCCTTTCTTAATCTTTGCCGCGATGTTCTGTAACTGTTCCTGTGTGGTTGCATTTCCGTCCTTGCACCATTCGTCACTATACCAATGCCTTAACTTTTTTCCCATTTGTGTGCCTCCGTTCTGCCCGGATTTGCCGCCGGGCACCGGCGTGGTGGTTGTGGTTTACAGGCTGGCCGCGATCTTGTCCAGGGCCTTGTTGGTGGTGTTCGCCAGGAACATTACGACGTCGTGCTGTTCCTTTTCTGTTAGGCTGTTCCACTTTTCCAGGCCGTAGGCCTTTACGTATGCGGTTGCCATCATTTCTGCAATATATCTGTATTTCATTTTGTCCTCCTTGTGGTCTTAAATTCACCTGTCAAGGATATAATAGCATACTTGTGCAAGTATGTAAAGCGTTATATTCACGTTTTCGGAAATTTTGTGGAATTATCTTCACGCATAAAGAAACATCAATAAACAACATGAAATATCAATAAAAAAAGCGGCCCCAGGCATTACGCTCAGGGCCACAATAGGGGAAAAAAGAATGGAGGTATTATATGCTGTTGTTATTTTGGCAGCAGGCTGTTGTCCGGCAGAATGTTGGAGAACGTCTGCGCCATTTCTTCGCGGGTCACAAATGACCGCGGGCGGAAATTGCCCTCCGGGTGTTCTTTCGTTGGCGGGTCGCCGCCCATAATGCCTGCAGCCTTTACTCGTTCGATAGCGGCCTGCGCGAAAAGTGCGGGCTGTTCTGCGCGATCTGCCAGCCATTTGTCCATATACTTGCAAAATTCTTCGTACGTCACGGGTTTATCCTCCTTTACGGCCGGGTTAACTATGCAGCCCAGGTATTTGTAGCTGCTGCGCATCCAATAGCAGCCCTCGGACCAATTACGGCCGGTGCGCTTGTAGGTGGTAAACGCCTTGCCGTAGTATTCGCTTTCGCTGGTTTCGATCTTGCCGCCCTGGATCCGTTCCACAATGGCCACGTGTCCGTACCCGCCTGGACCGCCCGCCCATACCATGCACCCGCCCAGGGTGGGCGCGTCGCTGATCTGCAGGCCCTGTTGTTTGGCAATGCTGATAAAGTCGCAGGCATTGCCGCGTGCTACCAGCCACTTGCATTCACCATAGCCGCCGATCTCGTTAAAACGCCCAACAGCGTACCCCACGCAATTTGGGAGTACATTTAGGCCCTTTTGGCGCTGCCCGTGCGAATTGTTGCCCAACGCGCACGGGTTGAAGCCGCCGTTGCTTTTGGTGTTGTAGTATGGGTTGCCGTATTCAGGTATAACCAGCCGCGGTTTGTATTCGGGCATGCGTTATTCCTCCACGTCCGTTTCGTCTGCGATGTACTCATCCGTTTTGTGCACCGCTCCCATATCGTCCATAATGGAGCAATGCGCATAGGCGAGGTTATTGTCGTTGGTACACTCGTACAGAAAGTTCCACAGTTCTGCCTGTGCAGAATTTTTGCCGTTCAACTTGTCGTACCTTTTTACACGGTCAATGAAAATGTTGTCCTTGGTTCTCATTTCTTCAATCGTTCTGTAGCCCATTTTGATTTCCTTTCTGCCCTGTTAAAAAATCGGGCGAAAAATTTTAATTGTGGGCGATTTGTCCTTGCGTAATTAAAGGGCGGCTACAATGCAGGAAGTCTGCCCACGCCCCGCCGCCCGTGGGGTTAGAGTTCGGTTGAGATTAGCACCTTGACTTCTGCGGCGGTTGTTATTGCGTATAACTGACCTGCTGTCAAGCCGCTTGCTTGTCCCGATATTTTTACGTTGTTGCCAAACGGGTAGTTAACGCTCATCAAACCGCTAATTGCTACACCGTTGGTGTTAAGCGAATTGGAAGCCGTGATGGACGGCAAACGGTTCTGCACCATCGGCACGGGAGTGATAAGGTTCCAGTTAATGTTCTGTGTATCTAACGCAAGGCAGATTTGTCCAGTAAACACATAGCCTGGGAAAGTTACCGCATACAGATAATGCTGGCACTTTTGCAGTTCTTCGCCGAAGTCGGGTGGAGCATCGTTGGCAAGGGTGGAAACTGTGCCTTTTTCTAACTTCCATCTGCCAAACTTGATAGACGAGCCGTTCTGCCCTGCGATGCCGAAAAACTTGTTTCCGTCCGCAATTCCGCTCGGCATTGTAAAGGTAAAGGCGGCAATTCCCGTGCTGGTTATCGTGCCGAGGCCTGTGTTATAGCCTGCGACCGTTATCGTCCCTGTTACCGCTAAAACTTCAATGGACAGGGTAACCGTTTCACCTACTAATGCGTTCCATTTTGCTGGGTTCATCAGTTGCAGGAAGTTGTTGCTATATGCACTCGGTGTGACCGTCACACCATCGCTTGAAAGTGTGACCGTTGCCGCAAACTGCTTCCACCTGTCTATGCCTGGGCCATCGCTTGCGTAACTGCTCTGCCCTCTTTGGTTTATAGGAAAATTCCCGTCCCCTAACTGCGACCCGCCGCCAACGAAGTAGGCGTTGTCGAGGAGGTTGGGGTTGCTTCCTGCGGTGCTAAAATTGTCGTTGCCGTCGCTGGCAATAGGCCCTTTGATCTGCCCAATGGCCAGCGCGTTGCGTAACGCCTTTATTACGTTTGCGTTGTTCTGCTGTACGTTTAATTTTGGCATTATTCGGCCTCCTCGTCGCTGGCGTATAAGTTATCCACCTGCGCCAATAAATCCGCGCTATGGTCCTGTTTTTGGCCTTCTGCGGCCTTGTCGGTGGCGTACTGGATAGCAGATACGCACAACAGGGCACCCAGCAGCACGGCCACGGCGTCCAGCGTTTCGCATATCTGCTCGGTGTACGGCAGCGCCCATACGGCACCAATTCGGGCATAAAAAATGCTGAATGCGGGAAGGGCAATTATTGCCACCCACTTCAGCACGTCGTACACGCGATCGGGTAATATTTTTTTAGGCATGGTTTTATCCCTCCTTTGTCGCTATGCTGATAAGCCACTGCCTGTATTTTGTTCGCAGGGTGTTTAATTCGTCCTGCGCCTTGTGCAGTTCTCCGTTGTTCTTACCATTCACAATTGCGACTGTCTGCGCGTCTGCAAGATCCGCGGCCAGGTCCATATATTCCAGCAGGAATTTGTCGCGTTCTTCCCGGCGTGCCTCCCGTGCGTCAGCTTCTTTTTGGCGCTTTTCGCGCATTTTTTTGTCGTCTGCGGCATGTTTGCCCAGCCATGCCACAATAATGGCTGTAATGGCCTGCAAAACCGCTATAAAGTACGCTTCCATTTGTCCCATTACCTCCCTTTTAGTAATAAACGAAAACGGCCCCAGGCGCGCCATTTGCGCCCACAGAGCCGCTGCTGCCGTATCCAATTTGGTTCAAAACCACTGCGTATATTGTCTGCGTGTATTCGTTACCGGCTGCACCTGCGCCGCCTCCGCCGCCGCCACCATTTCCGCCTGCGCCGCCGCTGCCGTAATTGGTCGCCGCCGCTGGTGTAACTGGCACGGGCGCGTCCGCGCCTTTGCCGCCATATATCGTGCGCGAAGAAATATAGCCGTTTTCACTTGGGTTGCCTGCATATCCTGCAACAGCGCCGGAGCCGCCGCCGTAGCTGTAAAAATGCCCGTATCCGTCAGTTCCGTATGTTGCCGGTTGTCCATCAGGCACAGTCTGGTTTGATCGTCCGCCCGGATACGTTACGCCGTTATACGTTACGGGTTTGCCGTCAACGACAATATAGGGCACTTCGGCTGTATAGGCCGTCATGCCCTGGCCGCCTTTGCCGCCGTCTGTTCCGTTTCCGCCTGCCAGCGCATAAACCTGGCTGCCGATCAGGTCCACGAAGCCATAGTCAGGCACAGTTCCGTTTGCCGAAGAAAAGCCCGCAAAAGTTGTCGCGCCGCCTTCCGCACCTGCGTTTTGGTCTGCGCCATACGCTGCAGCCGCGCCGCCCGTTCCGCCTGCACCTATTACGGCGTTAAATGTTTGCCCCGGCGTTACGGATATACGTTGCGCCAAAACTTTGCCAGCAGATCCTCCAGGACCTGCAAGGCCGCCGGAGCCGCCAACGCCTGGCGCAGCGTCGCCGGCCACGGCACCATTTGCGCCCGCGCTTCCGCCATATCCGCCGGATCCGCCGCCGATCAATACAGCCAAAATTGACGTAACGCCAGCGGGCACTGTCCAGCTCGCGTTTGTGCTTATAATGTCGCGGTGTTCGTAGTTATTGCCGCCCTGTGTGGGGGTAAAGTTTGTCAGGATAGAGCAACGGGCTTTTGCAGTCGCAAGCCCGGTTATGGTCATTTCCGTTATATAGCCGTCTGTTGCTTCCTTGTACGGACCCGTAAACGCGATCCTGTCGCCGCTTTTTTCGCCCTGCGACTGTATGGCCGTGTCAACCTTTTGTGTTACGCCGTAATAATTGGCCATCCTATTGGCAACGTTAATGCTGTTTAGCTGGTTTACAAGTGTCTGCTGGTCAAATTCTAGTATGGCCCCGTCAGGCGTGCCCACTTCTACAATTTGCTGTATGTGCGTGTAGGCTTTGCCGGCCAGCGTTCCGTTGCCGCTCACCACGGCATAGTTAACGCCGCTTTCTATAACCTGCAGGGTTCCCGTGCTAGTCAGGTCGTGTATTGGTGCCTGTGAGAACGTAACAAGCAGGTTGGAAACAGACGTTTGCGAGGAATTGTCAAAGAGGGTGTATTCCTGGTCCGTAGGCAGCGCCACAAAGCTGTGCTCCGTAACACGTACCATTGTGGCGTTTTCAATTGCCGTTATGGTTCCGTCCACGTATACGTTGTCGTCCGGGACAGTGTGCTTTAGCGCAGTGTTGGCAAAGTCAAAATACACGTCGCCGTTTGCGTCCTTGTAAACCATTACGCCGGTTGCAAACAAAAGTTGGTGCAGGTTTTCGCGGGCGTCTTTGTTATACGGGAGCCACCCGTATATCTGCAGCAGCGAAACAGTTGCGCTGCAAGAAAACGGGAAGGCGCCGCCGATGATCTCCGCGGCAACGTCTGCAAAACTAATGCCGTTGTACAGACCGCCTTTGTGCGGTCTGCGTACAAGCAGTCCAATGGCCGATACGGCCATAACGTCATATACAAGCGTGTTTTCACGTTCTGCCGGCATAGCGTAAAATTTGCCCATCAGCACGTCGTTTACGTAATAGCGTATTGCCGTTTCTGCCGGGATTTCCTCGGTCAAGTTCGCGGGGCTGGACACAAGCTGGTAGCCCTCGTTGCTGTATAGGTCATAAAATTCGTTAGATATAAGGTCCCACGGCTCGCCGGCAAAGGTCGCGCCGTTTAGCTGATCGTACGCCAATTCGTCCCCGGAAAAGCTGCTGCGCATTACAACGTCAACCTGCCGGAGCTGATCGTTTTCAAACTGAAACAGCGGATTTGTTGGCGGACCAATTACGATTTTGTTTCTGTTCATTGTGGCGTCACCTGCGGCTCTATGCTTTCAAACGTAATTACGATACGGCCCCACAAGTTTGTATCGTTGTTTCTCCAGTCCAGTTCTTGCTTTGCGGCCGTGTAATATGCCTCATACGAAACAGTTGTTTGCCCGTCCGCGGCTTCCAACATTACGCTTTCGTCCACGCTATGCGCCTGCAGGAAATCCCAAAAGGCGTCAAATGCGGCCACGTTTGCGGGGTCCCTGTATACCTCAAAGGTGTGTGACAGGTACGTGCCCACAATGGAGCGTATACGCCGCCCGGAAATTGCCTTGCCGGCGTTGCTGTCCTCTTCCACGTGGAAGCTGCGCCCGATTTTTATTACGCCTAACACGTCAAACGACATGCCGTTAATACTTAAAAACATTGCGCTTTACCTCCTCGCGATATAGTTGACGCCGTGTATGGTCTGTTCGCTTTGGTTCGCGTCAAACGTGACCTGCCCAAACGGGATACGGCCCACCTGCATTACGACAGTTTGCTGGCCGCCCTGTGCGCCCTGCATGCCTGTTGTTTCGGTACGGGTAATTGCCGGGCCTGCCGGTACGGGTGTGGGCGTGGGGATCTGCGGCGCGGATACATCCGTAATGCCCTGCACCATCTGCCGCATACTGCGCTTGGGCGCTTCTGCGCTGCTGTCGATACCTTCCGCCAGGCCTTCGTCCACGTATGCGCCGATCTGCATAAACAGCTTGGACGGGGACCGAATGCCCAAAAAGTCCTTTACGCCTTGCCAGGCGTCTTTTACGGCGCCCACAACAGTGTCTTTTAGTTCTTTTGCCTTGTCTTTTACGCCGTCAATTAGGCCTGTAATCAGGTTGCGCCCGGTTTCCTTTATGTCCTCCCAGGCCTGTTTCAAGCCGTCGCCAATGCCTTTTACAATGTCCAACACAAGTTGTTTTGCGTTGTCCAGTATGGCAAGCGTTGCCTCGCCAATGCCGGCCAATATGGCCAGCAGAATTTTGCCGCCTGCTATGGCCAGGTTTTTAACGTTCTCCGGGCTGGTTATGGCGTCAATCAGTTTTACGATAAACGTTGTTATAGCCGGTATAATGTTTTCGGCTGCGGTCGTTACGCTGTTTAGCAGGTTTTCTATTAGCTGGTCTATGTCCGCATCCGGGTCCGCCAGTCCGGTCAACAGGTTTTCCCACGCGGCTTTTACCATGCCAATGGATCCTTGGATGGTGCTCCCGGCTTCTTCCGCGGTCGTACCGGCTATGCCCATTTCTTCCTGTATGGTGTGGATAGCCTGCGTAATGTCCGCGAAGCTGCTAATGTCGTAATGAATGCCGGATATTTTTTCCGCATCTTCCAACAGTCGCTGCATTTCTTCACGCGTGCCGCCGTACCCCAATTTGAGGTTGTCCAGCATGGTAAAGTTGCCCTTCGCGAAGCCCTGGTACGCGTTCTGTATGCTTTCAATGGCCGTGCCCATCTTGTTGGCGTTGTCAGCCATGTCTATTACAGCCTGGTTGCCATAGTCAGCCGCCGCCGCGGTATTCCCGCCCAGGGATTGCAGCAGGG